AACTCTCAAACAACTCTCAAAACGAATATGTCTCGCAGAAATAACACTCAAAAACCCGTTGCCAAACCTGTAAACATGTTTTGCAAAGTTTGTCAAGATGCTGGTAAACCCGAATCTGTATTTCGCTCTCATTTTGTGCGCGCATCTCCTGATCCTACAGCAGCCGTTGTATGTCCTACTTTACTCGCCCAGCAGTGCACGTATTGCTTCAACACTGGTCATACTGCTGGCTATTGTAAATTAGCAAAGCAAAATGCCAGGGAAAGAAAGCATCAAGAAGTCATTGAAAAGCGTGCTGAGTCTGAACAACGTGCTAAAGCAGCGACTGTGACTAAAAAACCAGTCAACAAGAATGCGTTTGCGGCTCTTGATAGCGATTCCGATTCGGAGGAGGAATCCCCTCAACCAGTCAAACAGGTAAGACAAGTACAGGTAAGTGAAAAAACACAACAAAAAACAGATAAAAAAGAACTTCTTACTGTAGATAATTTCCCAGCCCTTCCATCAGTGAAAAAGGAGCAACCAGAGCAAGTGAAGTCATCAAAAACTTCAGGCACAGTATCAATTATCAATACCATTCAGCAATGCTGCCCTGGACTCAAAGTTGCACGCGAAATGCCTAAAATAGAAGTATATCACCCACCTGCGTTAACAGTTGTCTCCACCATGGCGTCTGTCTCAAATATTGATGAAAGATTAGCAGAATTAAAGAGGAAGCATGGAAACGCAAGCACAATTAATTGGGATCAACTTGAGGAATCGTCAGATGACGAAGAATACGAAGATGACGAAGAAGAGAAATACCAGCCTAGAGCCGTAGTAATGCCAAGTGGATGGGATGACGAAGATTGGTAAAATGAAATAAAGCACAAAGTATATCACATGTAATTGTAAATTGTATATTGTAATTTAAATTTTAATTAACCCATTTTTTAATGTAAAATGTGCATTATTTTAAAAAATTTTTTAACCCAGGAATAATGTTAACAGGTTTTTGAGAATTATTTATTACTGGACTTTCATTTTTTTCTGTTTCAAAATCTTTAAAAAGCCTGAGTTGTTTTACTTTTCTAGTATGTGTACGTCGTTTATGATATGTTCTTTTTCTTCTTCTATGGGATATTTTTTTTTGATGTTTTTTTGTATGTTTTTTAACCCTCTTCATTATATTATAAACTAACAAAATATTTTGATCTAAATGGAGTTTTAACGAGTTACAACAACAATATAATTTAATATTATTTTTTGCAAGTTAAAAGAAAATAATAATAATATAAATATGAACATATGAATAGTAAAAATTATTCATTAAAAAAAAATAAGAACGGTAGTACGTATAGTTTGAAAATACATGGTGAATATAATGATGTCTTATATAGTGTTCTAGTTGAATTATTGCCTAATAGTTTTTATGATGAAGAGTCTAAATCTGTGTTTTTTGTAGCAGAACATGTACAAAAGTTGAGTTCATTTTTATTAGAAAGTCAAATGAAAATAAGTGTAAAATCGTGTATTAATATGATTGATACATTAAGTCATGAAATAATATTATTAAAAAAAATAGAATATGGTTTTTATGGGTTAGATTTAGATGATATGTTAGTAATAGACAATAATATATTTATAAACTGTAGTTGTAATTATTTATTGCCATTAGTAGAAGATCATTTGTTTTTTTATGGTCCATTTGATATTCCATTTTTTGGTAATCCAGAAATAAATGAAGTAAAAAATTTACCTTATGTAATTCCTTTTGAATCATTTTATTATAGTTTAGGTGTATTGGTTGTATTTTGTTTATTTAATAACTATTTGTTAGTTGGTAATGAAATAAAAAGTGAAGAAGAAATATGTGAAATTTTAAGTCCATTGTATAATACAAAATTATATGGATTTTTAAAAAGATGTTTTAATGGTAAAAGTGAAAAAAGAACGTTGTTATTAATATAAATTAATTATCTCTATTAATGATATATGTCGCTGGCTACATTTAAAAAAAAGACAATAAACAGCAAATCAACCGCAACAAAAATTTCAGCAAAACCTCCAGGAGGTTTTTGGCTACCACAAGGTCCATTTGGTACTCCAGGTAGTCTTAGTTCTGTAATGTTAGCACAGTCTCTTGTAAAAATAGGATTACTAGGATTTTCACTTAACGGTAATCATCGTTCTATTTCGGTAGGAAGAGATATGAAAATGTCAAAATCAGGAACTCCATTTAGAGGAGTACATGCGATGGGATGGGGAGGTCATCAAGGTAGATATGCAAAGTCAGAACCGTTGTACAATGCAGGTCCAGGAATAATAGAAGTAAAAGGTAGTCAATGGGAGTATGTTAAACCTTCAGTGCTTTCAACAAAAGGTATGTTGGAGAAAAAATATCGTTGGGCATATAATGGTCAATATCCAAATTATTGGGTTCAACCGATTTATACCGGAAATCAAACCGATACAGCAAGTCAATGGTTGTATGTTCAAAATAAATCAGCAATTCATGATTGTTGGTATGATGTTAATAATGCTGAGAAATATGTTGATTATTACAAGCAATGTGGATCTACAGGTTGTCGTACTACTCCTGCACGTGGGTACAAAATGGTTGTTCAACAAGGTATTGCTCCATATACCAAAAACCTTCATCAACCAAAAGATTCAAGCGCACATACATTGCGTATTCAAAGAAGATGTCAACGTCCAACAGGTCCTGCAAAACCTTTTCCATATGCTGTTCAAACAGGTACAGGTGTACTAAGAGGTGGAATAAGTGTGAATAATGTTGCTAGTTCTTGTTTCACATCTGACACAAGATTGAGTCCTCCTGCTTGGTATACTAAAATTCCTCCAGCAGAATTAGCAAGACAACTAGATTTTGCTAAATATGGTCAATTGGTTAGAAATAATTTGCTTCCAATTACTGATATGGCTAGTCAAAAAAGTTTTATTCAAATAGTTTTAGATGGTAATACAGGAGGTATGTCATAAAAAAATATTTTTATAAATGCAGTATTTAACACAAAATAATAAATATAAAGATTAGTTATTAAGATGAAACGCTGTATTAGGTATTTTTCGTATTTACATTTAGAATTTATTAGACAAATACCACCTACAAAATATGTATATTAGCAGGAGACATTGGTAATCCATATCAATGAACAATTACAATTAGCGTTTAAAATTTTAAATTGTGTAAAATTTTAAATTGTGTAAAATAATATAATTATATTATATGAAAGGATCATCATTAGTTGTATGGTTTGAAGATCAAGAACCAATTTTATTAACGGGAAAAGAAAGTATTTATGTAACGGATATAGGTAAAGATAATATAGATTTTAGAGATAGGTTTGGCGATATTCTTAAAGAAAAAGAAAATTATGCTGGATTTAATCTAGATCACGCGAAAGAGTATTTTTCAAATGAAGCCAGAAATTTAGAAAAAGGTGAAGTTGGTCAATATATTTTAGATCACAATTTAGGTACTAGGAGGATTCATTATGATGAGCCAACAGAAACAACAACAGGTTATAGTGTTCATTACCGTTATTTACCTACTGATCACTATAGAGGAATAATAAAAGGTGGTAAGGAAGAAGGTGAAGGGTCAATGGAAACAATTTTGAGGGAAACTCGTGAAGAATTGGGTATGAACATACCTGCCGAAGAATTGAAAAAGATTGGTAATTGTGGTGGTTATGATGTATATTCTGTGGATATAAAAAAAAAAAATTATAAGATGTTTATGGATACAATAATTAGGAGGTATGGTAATAGAAGAGGAGAAGTATTTGAATTAAAGTTTAAACCTCTACATGAAATTTTGCCAGATTTGAACCAGTACAATAATCGTAGTAAATGTGCAATAGAGAAATTTGTAGAAAAAGTATTAGGTTCAACATCTTCTTCAGTAGCGCCTTCAGTTAGTCGTTCAGTAGCACCTTCAGTTAGTCGTTCAGTAGCGCCTTCAGTATCGGGTAAATTAATGAGTATAGGTCCTTCAACGGCAAAATCTCTTGGTAAGGGTGTAAAAAAAAGTGTTAAAAAAACGGTAAAAAGAAGAAAGAGATCATATAAAAAAAGTAGACGTACTAACAAAAGAAAAAATAAAAGTCAAAAAAAGTGAACTAATATATATTATTTTTAAATGGGCTTAAAGCCCTTTAAGTTATTTTATAAATAATATATTATTTTAATCCTATACGTAACTCTTTACGTCTGTACATATCTATTTCATTAAACATATCAATTAATTCTTCTTCATCAGCAAATCCATAGTGTATTTCATAACCATTTTCATCATATCTTGGCCTAAGCGTATGATTTTTATTTAAAGTTTCTGCTAACTCTCGCTTTATTATAAATATAACTTGATCTTTATTTAGGCTTATACCTGAACCCATTTTAAATAATATTATTTAAAAACAAATAATATTTTTATATTCAATTTTTAGTAAATATAATTTAATCAATATTTAAACCTACAATTACATGTACAAAATCATTTACAACAACTGTTTCCATACAAGAATTACGATGTTCTGGCCAATGTATTTTTTGACAATAGGTTGAACAATAATAGTAAATATGACATTTTTCACATCTAAAGTTAGTAAATGATTTACAAATTGTACATTTTCTTTTAGCAGGTATATAACTTATAATCTCGGTTTTTAATATTTTTTCTGCATTTACTACGTTTTCTGTTGATATATTTTGTGGAAATATCTCTTCTTGTACTACTTCGGAGTTTTTTATGTCTCCTCCTTGTACCACTTCTGTGTGTACTATTTCTTCTTGTATTACTTCTGCTTCAACTATTAATTCAGTATTTTCTTCTTGATCATTAGATTCATTAAATCCTGTTTCTACTGGTGTAGGTTGATTGTAATTTTGTAAAAACCATAAATTCATTTAATAATCTTATAATATTTTATTTAATTTATTAATTGTAAAACAATTTAATAATAATATATTAAATATTTTATGATTATTGGGGTTTGTGGTCTTAAGTCGTCTGGAAAAGATACATTAGGAGAATTTTTAATTCAAGAACATGGATTTATAAAGTTAAGTTTTGCAGGTGCATTAAAAGATATATTGTCTATATTGTTTGATTGGGATAGAAATAAATTGGAAGGTTTAACTAAAGAAGATAGAGAATGGAGAGAGAAAATAGATGAATTTTGGTCTAATGAATTAGATATGCCTAATTTAACTCCACGTTACGTAATGGAGTATTTTGGTACTGAATTGTTTAGACATCAATGGCATTCGGATTTTTGGGTAAAAATTTTGAAGAACAAACTAACAAAATATGAAAATGTAGTTGTAACTGATTGTCGTTTTCCAAATGAAATTGAAATGATTCGTGAATGTGGAGGTAAAATAATCTATATTTATCGTGATGTACCAAAGTGGGTTTTAAATAAAAATAATTCAAATTGGATATCAGAAGTGAAAAATTTAGGTATCCATGAATCCGAATATGCGTGGATGAATGAAAAATTTGATTATGAAATAGAAAATAATAATACGTTAGAAGATTTGTATAAAAAACTATATGATATTCTCTTGAAAATTCATTATAATACAAACATTAATATTTATTAATAAAACAATTTAAAGACATAATATAAGTATATATTGGAAGTCAAGTAACAGCATATTTAAAATTATATATATTTTTGTACTTGACAGCATTTTCTCGGCTTAGCTCAGTTGGTAGAGCGGAGGACTGTAGTTCCTTAGGTCGGTGGTTCAAATCCGTCAGTCGAGAGAAGCACTTGTAATTTAGTGGTAGAATACGCCGTTGCCAACGGTGATACCAGGGTTCGATTCCCTGCAAGTGCATCGTGCACTGATAGTTTAATGGTAGAATGATAGACTTCCAATCTATTAGCCTGGGTTCGATTCCCAGTCAGTGCATTTTAAATTATATATTAAAATACTTATTAATATACAATTATTTATTTTTGTTTATGTTGAGACTTGATATTGTTTTTTTTAATGGACTAGGAGTAAGAGGCTTATTATCATCGTCTATGTCGTACAAATCATAATAATCTTCATAATAGTTATCAAAATCATCTACAGTATGTATTATTTTATCATTAAATGGATCCATTAATTTTCTTATAAATTCATTCAATTCTTCTGGTGTCTTATATATATCTTTATCAGTTTTACAACATAATACTTCACAACAAATTAAATAGTACATGTTTCTAGAACGTTTTCTCTCACCATCTATAATCTCACGATGAAACATTTGATCTATTATTGAAAAAGCCGATTTTAACAATATTATATTCTTTATTAGATGTCTTTTCTTTTTAAACAATTTAATTATTATTTTTGCTATTATTTTTATTTTGCCATCTATTTGTGAATTACATGACTTATTCAGTTCAAATACATTTTTTAAATATCTAAAATAACGTATTTCATTTTTTACATTTGTTAAATCAGTTATCATTTTTTTTCTCTGATCATTTATTCTTTTTATTACCGAAAATATATTTGTATTATAAATCACGGGATAACGCATTCTTATTGATCTAGGAATTATAAATTGATTTGTTTCCTTTATTTCTGCTATCTTTTTTTCAACATCATCTAATTTTTGTTTCATATCACTTTCTATTTCTTTTTTAGAATGCTCTATTTTTTTTTTAATATCGTTTATGTCTTTTGTTAAATTTCTTATTATAGATGCTTGTTGTTCTACTTTTGTAGTTTCACCTTTTTCAACTGTTTTAAAATATACTTCTTCTTCTAGTTCTAATTTTTCTTGTAATTTATCTAATTCATATTCATTATTTTGAAGTTCATTATATCTAAATAATAATACTGAACCTGATGTAAATTCTACTGTACTTTGCAGTTTATCATACTGATGTGCTGAGATTTTATGTGCTTCAGAAGCAGCATCTAATTTTAAATAATTTACTATTGCTAGTAAAAATGCTATAAAACCATTTAAGGCTGATATAAAAACAGGTCCCCAATAATAATCATTTACAAACGAACTCAATACTGTTGCAGCAGTAGAAAATAATATTGCCGGCATCATATAACAATTTAACCATGTTTCTGAAAAAGATTTTGACTCCATATAAATAACTTTGTGACCTTTTAAATAACTTGCTAAAATATCTAAAGCACTACTATATTTGTGATGTATATCAAAATATTCCTTATTAATTTTATATTCCACATCTGTATATTCTAGTTTTTTAAATTCATTTTCTTGTTTTCCGTTATTTTCATCAAAAATAATTATATTCTCATCTTCCGAATCATAAGTATTTCTCATTTTATTTTTGCTAATATTAATATTATTGAAAAAAGAAGTATTTAATAAATTTTTTTTACTTGGATCTTCTGATTCTTCTATAGTATTATTTATTTCGTTTACTTCAGTAATAGAACTACCATTACTACCTTCTTCCATTTTTGCTAGGATATCTTTTTCTTCTAATATCTGACGAATGTTTTCTCCTTCTTCATTACTTAATTTTAGGCGTATATTTTCTTCTTCCATTTCTTCTAAAATATTGGCATATTATATATATAGAAT